TCTCAGTGTACGTGAAGGCGGCGGACGTGGCAGAAGCAACTTGAGTCGTCGTCTCCAACTCAGTCCACTTCTTCCTTCGTGTCCCAACCCAGGATTTAGCAGCCTGCTGGAGCGTCGTCATCAGCTTGCTGTCCCGAGCCCTGTTCATACAGGCACCAACACAATACGCAAGTAGCTCGATATCGATACCTTTCTCACTAGATATCGCTTCGAGGTCCTTCTTGAAATCGCGCAGAGGCAAGTGGTCCCCGACCACCAACCAGACGATCCAACTCCTAAACGACCAAATCAAGGAGACAATGGATCCCACAAGGATCGCGAGTCCCAGTCCAAACCAGTTAATGGCGTGGAAAGCATACCAACGTTCTAGCACCGGTGTGCGATGCTCCCTAAGCTGGTACCACCCAGTCATTGACAACCACCTTCCTGCACCGTACAGGAGAGGGGCGTCGTCAAGGCACCTAGTGGCCAACCCAAAGAACATCAACACTTCATCGGGACAGTGGCGTCTACTCACTTCCGACAAGGTCAGCTCACAAGTACGGGATGATTCCGTGTACAAGTAAGTCAACCACTCAGTGGACCAAAACGTGACTGGCTTCGGCTGGGGGTTACTCCCAACCAGCTCGCGGAAAGCTGGTCCCCAATCAAGAATCACCTTTGGCTCGCATGCCAGTCGAATATGAGTGTATGGAAACCAACCATCATAGATGACCGCACCTTCCGTCAAGGTCGTGGAATACAACCCAAGAGCGGCAAGGCAGAACACCACGCAAGCGAAGAAGACATACCTCGCGAACGCGCATTCACACGTGAACCGTGATTTCTCGACCAGGCTAGGGGGCTTAGTATCCTCCAAATCCTCTGGTGTCACGATCGAAACTTCCGGCACGTCTGCCACAGGAGCTTCACCTGTCATCGCCTCGACTTCGACGGTCTCCGGGGCCTGGGTGACCTCGGGGACTGGTGGCGGTACCAACGTCACTACGTCGGGAGCCGGCGGCGGCGCGGCCACTGGGGTGGCTCGCTTACCTCGTCTGGTGGGACGTTTAGAGCCCGGTT